TTGTGAGACAAATGGTATTGATATTGAATCAGTTACTAAGTTAGTTTCCAAACCTCTTAAAGAAAGATTGAAGTATGATGCAATTAATTTGAATTTTATTAAGCGAATTTCGAAAGCAAAATTACCCATCTGATGTCACCCTATCAAGTTTTTTGCGAATATTTGGCACTGAAATCTCATTTTTCTTCGATAAAATACGACTACTTTAAGTATAACAAAAAAGTCAGAGCATCAGAAAGTTCATTTTTTCGTAGAAAAGATCGATATTTTTTCGAAAAAAGTTCGAGAAAATACAATGATAAAGAAATCGTCGATTTTCTAGTATCAAACTTCGTATCAACCAGTAATGTTAATGGATTATGGATTGGAGAAATTATAAATTCCGGAGAAAAAGTTTATTTGGAATGGATGAAAACGAATCAGAGCTTAACTTACATATTCAAGGAGCAATCAACCACATTGTTCTCTCAGGCAAAATTAGAGGATGCCTTCGATTGCTCGAAAGGTCATCCAATACTTCTCAAAAGTTTTTTAAGAGGTGAGATATCGCCCGAAAGTATGGTAATATATGAAAAGGTTTTTTCCTTTCTTAAAAACTTCGATAAGAAACTTATCGATCCTGTATGGGAGTGTGTTTCTCTTAAAATTAAAAAATACACACCATTTATTCAAGTAGACATTTCTAATTATAAGAAAATATTAAGAGATATTATTTTATAATATAGGGCAGTAAAGTCAGGTAGGGATATTTGACTTGCGTAAGTCCAAAGTTTACATAAAAGAGTATTGATCCACTCAAAACGTATCTTGACTAATGAGTGATTTTTTGTTATAATACCTAAGTAATCCAACAAATCCAATTATCTAACGTATCCTATGTCTAATTTCGCAAATCTTAAAAAACAATCCAAACTTGGTTCTCTCACCGAAAAACTGGTGAAAGAAGTCGAAAAAATGAATAATTCATCTAGTAACAAAGATGAGCGTATGTGGTCTTTGACTGTGGATAAGGCACAAAATGGTTATGCCGTCATTCGCTTTCTTCCTGCTCCTGATGGTGAAGACCTGCCGTTTGTAAAACTTTATAGTCACGCCTTTCAGGGGCCCGGGGGGTGGATTATCGACGCGTGTCCCACTACTTTGAGTCAAAAATGTCCCGTCTGCGAACACAATGGGCAACTATGGAACTCTGGTTCCGATTCTAATAAGGAAGTTGCCCGCAAACAAAAGCGTAAACTGTCGTATATAAGCAACATCTATGTTGTAAAAGATCCTGGCAATCCTGAAAATGAGGGTAAAAACTTTCTGTTTAAGTACGGCAAGAAAATCTTCGATAAACTGACCACTGCAATGCAGCCGGAGTTTGAAGATGAAAGTCCTATTGATCCCTTTGATTTCTGGCAGGGCGCCAACTTCAAACTGAAGGCAAAGAATGTTGCTGGTTATCGTAATTATGATTCCAGTGAGTTTGCCACTCCAAGTGCTCTTTTGGACGATGATGATGCTATGGAAGCAATCTGGAAGAATCAGTATTCTCTCTCAGAGTTTCTTTCTCCCGACCAGTTCAAATCTTATGAAGAACTGAAGACTCGACTAGATGCTGTTCTTGGTGGAAAATCATCCCGTATTGATTCTGAAGTTGATGATGAGGACAACTATCGTGGTCCTGCTCCTTCATTGACTGAAGACCTGCGTAGTGAACTCAACAGTCTGAAACCATCTCGTTCTGTTATGGTTGATGATGAGGATTCTGAAGAATTATCATATTTCGCAAAATTAGCAGGAGAATAATACAATAAAGAGTCACCTTGTTAAGGCATAGTGACTCTTGTATTCTCGGTTCGAATTAATTTATCGTTTACATATTGCGATGATCTATCATAGGTCATCGCTTTTCTAGTATCATTGATAACCTGCTGAAGATATGCAGGTTTAAGAACATAAATTCCTCTTTTTTTATTATTTTTTCGGACTTCATATTCATAATTACTAATACCAATCACTGGATTTAGAGTTTGTATAAGAATATCCGGGTCTGGAATGGTGAAGACTGAATCCACAATCTTACCTGCCGGAAGTATGAGTCTACCATTAGAATCTTTGACTTCTTTAGTTTCGTAGTGATGAACTGCGTTTAGGTCATTTCCATATAATTGTTCCGAGTACCTATAGATGTCTCTATCAGAAAGAGGCCATTCATTTCTTACATTTATAATATTGGCACCAATTAATACAACCCAATCATATTGTGAACTTCCATAAAGTTCTTCGGCAACTGTATCGGGTCTTGCTCCTTCCTGAATTTGATACTTATTGAATATGGTAAAAACATTTTGTAAATCATCACGCAGTTTAACTCTACGAAATATATTCTTTACCAATAAGTAATCATCAGATCCTTTACGACTTGATAAGAATGATTGATACTCTAAATTGGGCAATTCTCTGAAAAATGACATTTTTAGAATCCTGTTCCCTTTATAGTGGACTTATAATCACCGTTTGATTCCACATAATCCTCACGATAGATTGGTGTGAGTTCTTGGAATGTTAGAGTCATGACCATATGAACCGGTGTGGCATCAGAATATGTGGCATAAGTTCCAGAACCAGTATAATTGACTGACATGGTATTCAAGGCACATATCTTAAATTGATTCAAGAATGGATGAGGTCTCCCACCACTCATATACCGAAGTCTAAACACACTTGGAGATTTGAGAAATAATCCTGAAGCATCACCACTTGCCGCTCCTTTTTGTGCCGCCGATTCAGACTTAAAGAATCTAATAATATCTTTGATTTCATCTGATTCTTTTTTGGAACGAGGAACTAAATCAAATGAGAATGAAAATCCACTTCTTAGTGATACTCCACTAAAAAGAAGTTCTGTATTTGAGTTAAAAACTGCTCCGGTGTCTCTTGATAGTACCTGATTAAAGTCTCCACTTCCGGTTAGTGCCTGTGTTGCCTTACTGGCAAAAAATGCTTGTATCATTCTTTGTGTGGTTCCTGTTACTGAAGCAGATTTTGCTTTTTCAAATAGATTTGTAAATGCAGTATTTGCCGCCGCTGGTATATTTTCTCCGCCAATTATTTTACTAGATGCTCCCATCGCCGCAGTTTGTAGGGGTCCCATATCACCAGCACCCCAACCAGCACTATTAGTATCCTGAATACCTTCTGGAATTGGTAGTATTACGGTTCCTCTAATGATTTTGTTTTTTCCGTATTCAACATCATCAGAACTATTCTGAGCAAACGAAGTTGGACTAAGACTTAACCCCGGTGGAAGATACTCATAAGATTCAATCTGCAAATAATCATCAGATGCATCAATATTCTTTAAAGGATAGCGAAATATTTTTGATGATGGTGCTCTATTTGATACTGCTTTATATCCAGCAATAGTGGCATTTTGAGTGACTTGTGATAGTTGAGTTGGAAATGCCATTTATAGTTTTTAGTTATTTATCTCAATTTTGTATTAATTTTCGATATGGGACTGATCTCAATGTTGCAAATTCTTTCTGACTCAATTCATATAACCCACTAACTAATCGATCACCATCTACCGTATTATATTGTCTGATTTTTCCAAGATGATAATTAAATCCTAGGAATCCTTTTGGTAACATATCTCCTGCCAAAATCAGTGGATGTTGATCATAAAGAATTTTTGGAGTTTTGGCATAATAAATGTAGGTATAATATCTTCCAGGTAATGGATATGCACTTTCAGTTCCACTTAATATTGATATAATTTCATTCATTAATTTATCTGGTTTTTCACTTCCCTTTAATGATTTTTTGAAATCGCTAAAACGATTCGTAAGTATCTTTCCATCAATTCTTCTGGGTGCTTTTGGATTAGCACTAATATAATCAGAGTCATTTTTAATGATACTGATCAATTGTTCTCTTTTTAATCTCTTATATCCACCGATTGATCCTGCTCCACTGGAAGTTGTGTAATAAATTTTATGAAATTCTGCAATCTCAATTAATTCATTCCTTGTATAATCTCCTAATGGTTTTTCATATCCAGTGAGTGCCATGAAGGATTCATCTTAGATTAATATATTATTTATTTCCATAAAGTTCATTTTCCGTTAGAATTCTGAAAGTCCATCCTCTGTCTTTACAATATTCTCTCGCAGATTCCCATTTTGATTGGTTTTTGGCGTACTCATATGCTTCATAGATATATCCTTTAGTCTGCCTTTTTGGTTTTGGTGGCGCCATCGTTTGTTTATAAGGTTTAATCTCAACTAAGTATTCCTTAACATTTCCGTCTTGATATCTTTCTTTGACATAAAAATCTGGAAAATATCTATGTGCCTTATTGTCTATTGGAGATTTATACCAAATATAAATCTCCTCACTCGACCACTCTAGTATATTACTATTACCATCAAGATATTTCATATGCTTTCTTTCCCATAAAGATCTATAAATTATGTTTGTTGGATCACCTTTATACTTTTCTGGGTTTTTAACTTTATACTTTCCTTTATAAGACATCTAAATACTTATACTAATAAGACTTATAAAAGGTATTTAGAGTGCCTAGTATCCGCAGAATATCCGATTTTAAACCACTCTTCACAAATCTTGCACAGACTTCTCATTATGAAGTCAAATTTGGTGGTGTGGGACTTATTGGTGGTCCACTAATGGCATATCTTTCTCGTAAAGGAATTAGTCAAAGATTTATTGCCGAAGATGCCGGATTGCTTTGTTTCTCGGCATCTCTACCCACCAGTTCTTTGGCGACCGCTAATATTAGTGGAAACTTTATGGGTATAACAGAGAACTTTGCTCATACTAGACAATATTCTGCAATTAGTTTAGATTTTTATGTCGATAAGAATTATAATGCTCTTAAATTTATAGAAACTTGGATGGAGTTTATTGCTAGTGGATCTAATAATCCAATTGGAAGTAGTCTTTCTCCAATAGGACAGAATCGTAAGGATTATATTTCTCGAATGCAATATCCAGAATATTATAAATCTGATAGAACTACAATTACAAAGTTTGACCGGGATTATAATAAAGAAATTGAATATACTTTTATTGGATTGTTTCCATCATCAATGCCATCAATTCCAGTAAGTTATAGTTCATCTGATATTCTTAAGATGACAGTAAATTTTGAGTATGATCGTTATATTGCAGGTAAATCATTAAGTTTGAATGAATTTGTTGGTAATAATAATAATATATCCACAGCAACTACAAAAATTCCATCAGATAATCTCCGTACAACTTATAGAACTGGGCAATCTCTTGGAAATGAAAGTGGAGTAAGACGTACAATTACAAATCAAGGAAGTGTCTTTCCTACGATCTTAAATAATTGAACTAAATATATTTAAATGATTTGAATTGAAAAATGGTTCTCCCAAAAATTTCAGTACCGACTTATAGTTTAGAAATACCATCCATTAAAAAAGAAATTAAATACAGACCTTTTCTGGTTAAAGAAGAAAAGATTTTAATTATTGCGATGGAAAGTGATGATATGAAACAAATTATGGATGCGGTAAAAACTGTAATTTCAAATTGTATTATCACTAAAGGAATTAAGGTAGATCAACTGGCAACTTTTGATATTGAATATTTGTTTCTGAATGTTCGTGGAAAGTCGGTTGGGGAATCTGTTGATGTTTTAATTACCTGCCCTGATGATGGAACAACACAAGTTCCAATTTCAATCAATCTAGATGAAATTAAAGTAAATGTGGATGAAAATCATTCGAGAGATATTAAACTTGATGATGTTTTGTCTCTTCGTATGAAATATCCATCCCTAAAAGAGTTCGTTAAGAATAATTTTGATAACACGGAATCTGCGAGTGTGAATGATACTTTTGAGATGATTTCTGCCTGTGTGGAGCAGATTTATAGTGAAGAAGAATCTTGGAATGCTTCTGATACCACTAAAAAAGAATTAAATGAGTTTCTGGAGCAACTAACTACGAATCAGTTTAAGGAAATTGAAAAGTTTTTTGATACAATGCCTAAACTTTCTCATACTATTAAATTGAAGAATCCAAATACTGGTGAGGAGAGTGAAGTCGTACTGGAGGGATTAAACTCTTTTTTCGCCTAGGAATGGCTCATACTTCGTTGGAGTCATACTACAGAACTACATTTCAGTTAATGCAACATCATAAATACTCATTGACCGAGTTAGAATCTATGTTACCTTGGGAAAAAGAGGTTTATATTACTCTTCTTTCTCAATATATTGAAGAGCAAAATCTAAAGAACCAACAGAATGTCTAGTCTATCATCTCCAATCGGACCCACTATAGATGTTGTGGCAAGAACAGTTTCTAGTTCTGCCATAAGTGGTGGTAGAGGAGGTGCTCTTGCCGTACAACCTCAAGCAAACTTGATTAATGTTGAAAGAAATCTAAATATTCAAACAACTCAAAACGTTCAACAAACTCAAGAGATTTCTGCTCTTAGAAGCACAGTGGATGCTTTACGAACAGAAACCACAACTTTAAATAAAGGTCTTGCGACTATTTCCAATTTAATACAGCAAGATAGTGCCTTAGAAAAGCAACAGGCAGATGAAGATGAAGATAGGGAAAGAAAACTTGCCGAAACCAAGATTAGAATGGGAAAAGAATCCCAACTAGAACAAAGAATTACAGATTCTCTTGCCACACCTGTTCAAGCTCTTCAGAAAAAAGTTACTGATATATTTGGAAGAATTGGAGAGGCCTTAACTGCATTACTTGCTGGATGGTTGACTAATCAGGGAATAGAAGTACTTAAGGCAAACGCAGAAGGAAATAAAAACAAATTAGAAGAAATTAAAGATAATGTTCTTAAAACTATTGGATTTAGCGTAGCTGCTATTGGCGCAATGAAAATAGGATTTGATTTGGTAATCAAAACTATTACGGGTATTACTGGAAAAATAGGTGGTCTTATACTTAAACTTGCCACGGCCCCATTGAAAGGTTTAAGAAACATTATTCAAGGTGCTCCAAAACCTGGTGGTGGTGGAAACCCCCCTTCTGGTGGTGGATTTGGTGGTGCGATTAGAGGATTTGCGAGTGGGTCAGGAAACTTTATAAGAGGTTTAGTGGGACCTTCATTGATGGGATCCGCATTAACTGGACTCGATATAGCACAAGGAGAAGACCCAGGAAGAGCAATCGCCGGGGCAACTACTGGAATGATTGGAAGTGCTGGGGCATTTTCTCTTGGTTCTTTAATTCCCATTCCACTAACAGGAGTGGCTGCTGGTTATGCTGCTTATGGTCCGTCTGCAGACTTTGGAAAGGATATGTATGATAAATTTTTTGGAAAAACTGAAACCCCTCAGGAAAATATAAAACCCACAACTCCCATGATGGGAAATCAAAATCCAACTTCACCACCACCAACAATAGTAGGTCCTGCAGAAGTAGACGCAAAAATTTCTTCATCAACACAAACACCTACAGCGCCAGCAGTAGTGGAACCACAAACACCGATAATTCCTCAACCAAGTGCTGAGATGACTAAAAACTTCCAAATGGCTTGGGATAATAGAAAAAGTCCATTTGCAAGAGGAAGAATTGAGTCTGCCTGGAACAATATGACTTATGAACAACAACAGCAGGCAAAAATATGGGCAAAATCAACAGGTAAAGAATGGACCGAAATGAAGTTGATTGAAAAACCATCTACATTTCAAGTAGTACCAATTCCATTGGCGCAGGTTCAACCAATTCCTAAATCCGTTCAAAATGTAGGAGAACTTACAGATCCGGCACCAAATGTGATAATGATGCCATCGAGTCGAAGTAACAATCAACAATCTTCTATTTCACAGGCACCAACAAATGGAACCGATACTCCTTTGATTAGTTCTTCTAATCCTGATAATTTTTATGTTCTTTATTCTCAATTGAATTATAATGTGGTAATATAATATGGTAATCTCATCACCACTTCAATCGAAAGTTCCGGTTAGTTCCTCAAAAACGATTAAAAAGTTTCAAACTATTTTATTTAATAGAACAAGAGTTAGAAGAGAAACATTTCAAAAGAAAACAATCTTACAAAGTCGTAGAATTGAAAATGAAAGAAGAAAACAAAGAGAGGATGAACTTGAGGCACCAAATCTTGTAACAAAACCTCGTGGACCTGTGAGATTAATTGCAGGTAGCGCCAAAGGGTTTTTTGAAAGATTGATGGGATTCCTTAGTTATTTGACCGCAGGTTGGATAATTAACAATATACCCACCTGGATTGCGATGGGTAATGAGTTTATTGCCAGAACACAAAAAATGGGTAAGATACTCGGAAACTTCGTTGGTAATATTACGAATGTACTTACTAATTTCACAAAACTTATGGGGGCATCTTTAGAAAATTTAATTAAGTTTGATTTTTCTGATACTTCTGGAAGAGTTAGTACTGCTTTTGATGATCTAAATTTAAGTGTGAAAAATTGGGGTACTGACTTTGAGAATGCAATCAAATTAATAACAACTCCATTAAGCGAAGGTATTGCTTCTGGTCAGGATGCTCCATCGACTGGAACTCAAATAACAGATGAGGGTGCCTATGAACGAACCGCACCTTATAGTGGTAGTGGTGGTGCGGCTCCCGGTGCTTATGACATTGCATCTAAACTAGGAGCAACTAAAGAGCAGTGGGATATCTATAGAAATACTTTGGCACAAATAGAATCTGGTGGAAGATATGATGTTCCTGGAGGTAGTGGAAAATATTATGATGGAAGATATCAAATGGGTGATCTTGCAAAAAAAGATGCTTCTAGAATATTGGGAATCCCTTATCCAGGACACTCTGATGATCCAAACCATCCGAGTAGAGTTGCATTTAGAAAAAATCCAGAACTTCAAGAAAGAATGTTTGCGGCTTATACTCTTGCAAATGATGGGTACTTATCAAGGAATTCTAAATATCAATCAAAGCAAACCGTAGAACAAAAACTACAAGTTCTTGGATATGCTCACAACCAAGGTGCAACAGGAGCGTCTAGATGGTTAAATACTGGTATTGTGGGTAGAGATGGATTTAATACGAAGGGAACTGCATATAGTGATGCTTTAGCGAGAAACTTTAGGAGCAGAGTAAATCCATATCCAACACAACAAATACCATCAACTCCACAACCCCAAATAACTCAAAGAAGAGGTGTTACTACAACTGTCCGTGATGAGATTAATATTTCTGGACCATCTGGAGGTACGTCATCAGTTGGACTATCTAGAGAAGAGGGAGCGCAGTATCTTGCTGGAAGAGGTGGGGGAAGAAAACACGCGGGTATAGATATTGGAACTTCTGGACAACGAGGATACTACGTTTCATTCAAGCAATCTGGAAAAGTAACCTATGCAAGAAATAATGGTAAAGGATATGGAAATTTGGTCATTATTAAATCTGGAAATATTGAGTTCTATTTTGCACACCTTGCGACAATATTAGTAAAAGAGGGACAACAATATAATGGAGAAACTATTGGTGAGATTGGAAAGACTGGAGGAGATTATCCGATTCACTTGCACTTTGAAGCAAGACCCAATGGTAATCCTATAAATCCGAAACCATATCTAAACCTCCTCTCTATTGGTAGACAATTGACTGGCATTTCTGGTAAAACGATGGCGATCCCAACACAAACATCATCCCCATCCTTAGCACAAATAACACCAACCAGAACTTCACAAAATCCACAAATAAGTCAATCATTAGCACAAGAGAGAACTGGACCAACTGTGATTGTTTCTCAAAATCCAGAACCAGTGCAACAAATGATGTATTCTGGTGGTGGTGGTTATTCTGGTGGAGGATCTTCACAAATAAGTGAATTTACTTTGTTAAATAATTTCATAAAAAATAAACTTCTACTCGACCTTGCTTACCTATAATGTCAATTAGTAAATCCATATATGAAGAATTAGTTCTTGAATCAAACGACCAGAAAAGGACGGTTGATATTAAAAATGGTGCGATTGCACTCGAATATTTTGAGGATATTTTCTCTCCAACAATTACTGCCAGAGTCAAGGTGGTTAATACGGGAAACACAATCTCGTCTTATAAGGACGAGGATGGA